TTATCATCATAAGTCATGTATGTTCCTAAAGGAGTATAATTTACATTAAAAGTTTGTAGAGCACATGCTTTTCGTTTTACTTCACCTGGAGCAATTAGATTTAGTGATTGGTGTGTTTCACCAGTTCCTTTTTGATATTCAATCCAAAATACATCTGGTGCTTTTAAAAATAAATCTCCTCCTTTTCCTTTCACTGCCATGTGATACTTGAAGTATTTTATAATTCTTTTAATATCATTTGCTTCTGGTTCATCTCTTGCGGTCATTTTGAAAGTAAATGAAAATTGCCTAAGCTTTGGTTCTTTGAAGATTAATTCGAGGTTTGGATTGAATACTTGTTGAGTTGCTCTTGTAAACAAGTCCATGTTTCTATTTGCTGCTTGAGCCGCTATAGCAGCAGCACTGTTTGGGAGAAACTCTTTTACCTTTTTCTTTGCTTCATCTATTACTGATGTATTGTCGCCCTTACTATCCTCCAAAAGGTCCTTACCTAAGTTAAATAGTGTAGATTCTACTGGACCAATTTTACTTTCACCCCACCCAACTAAATTTGTATCTGAAATTGGACCCTGAATAGAAACATAAACATCTCCACCAACAGCTTTGTATTCGATTGGATTTAGAATTGTTCTTGTCGCTAAAGATACTGCAGTAATTTTAATTCTATCTTGTTTAGTGTCTTTTATATCATTTGGATAAGTAACTAAATCTCCTTTTGGTATTGGGGATTTAGTTGAAACATTTTCTGTATCAAAGTTTATATTTCCAACTTGAGCACTACTGTTTGGGTTTTCTTTTTGATATTGAGAACCTTTATACTCTTTTTCTTTGCTTAATTCTTCTTTTTCTTCGGGTGTTGATGCCTCTTCTATAATGAAGAATGCTTGTTTTCTTGTTGTGTTTAGTGCTTTTTGTAGTGCTTCATTTCCTCCCTGTGTTCTTTTAAAATCGTCAAGATTTCTTTGAGTTTGTTCATTTGGAGGAACTATACTTCCATCTGCATTTGTTGTTTGTAATAATGACCTTGAGTTTATTCCGAGAATTCCAGGACTTACAAAATATAGTTGTCTTTGACCAGTGGCAACATTAACTACGACAGCATACCTTGTTCCATCCTGAACAAATTCGGAAGAATATTCTTCGGGTTTATTTAAATTTGGTGTACTCCAACCTTTTACTTGCGGTCTCGCTGCCATTACGCTTTTTAGTTATTTATAGACCTAATTCATCTTCTGTGATTATCTTAAATTCTATCAATCTATCTTCGCACCATTCTTGTGCTGCTTTCCACTTCGCAAGATTTTTGTTGTAGGTAAGAACTTCGTTGATGTAAGTTTTCTTTTGCTTACCTTTTGATTGTTTTGGTACAAGTGTCTGTCTTTTTGGCTTCACTTCTACCAAATACTTTTTAATTGCTCCACTACTTTCTTTTATCTTTACAATAAAGTCGGGAAAGTATCTACGAACCTTATTTGTTGTTGGGTCGAAGTAGGGAATAAAAAACTCTTCCGAACCCCACTCTAAGATTTTATCGTTACGGTCACAGTATCTCATAAACTTAAGTTCCCAAGAAGACCTATAAACGATGTTTCTTGAGTCACCTTTGTATTTGTTAGGAAATCTTGGATGAAATCTTCCTTGATGATATTTTCCTTCTCGCATACATAATATATAAGAACCAAAAAGTATTTATAAAATGGCAGGACCAAGAGACCCGTCAACTACAGATTTTAATCTGACTCCAAAACCTCAAACTGGACCTGTCGATAACTCTGACATCCCTAAAAATTTTAACGCCTTTAGTCCAGAAGTTAGTAATCTTTTAGGTGATTACTATTCAAACATAGATTTAAAATCTAATTTAGGAAAAAATTTTTTTAATGATGCTACAGAAACAATAAACTTTAATGATGCTAGAAAGTTAGGATCTTCTTTCGTAAGAGGAGCAAGTAGAAATCCCGCACCACCTCCAAGAAGAACTGCTGCCTCTACAATCAAGGAAAAGTTATTAAAACCAGCATTAACATCTCATTTTGAAGCTCATTTTAATCCACCTAGAGATGTATTTACTTGGATGTCTGGAAGAGGATTGAATCCAACAGATACAAATAACCAAAGGTTAATAACTCTTTCTTGCTCAGAAACTGCACTTCCAGGATCTAGAATAGCAACAAATACTGTTCAAGATGATCATCATGGAGTAACTGAAAGACATGCTTATCGTCGTCAGTTTGATGATACTTCATCTTTCACATTTTATGTTGATGCTCCAAAAGCAGGTGCTGATCATGGATATAAGTTAATTTGGTTCTTTGAGCAATGGAAATCTTTTATAATGAATGAAGAATATGTAAAGAGTGAAGATGGTGTGGAATTAGATGAATATCGGTGGCATTATAGGGCAAAGTTCCCAAAAACATACATGACGGATATCTTTATTACTAAGTTTGAAAGAGATATTGATGTAAATCCAATTAATGCATCCAAATCTACCAAGAAGTATTTGGAGTATAAGTTCTTACAGGCATATCCAATTTCTATTAACACTATGCCTGTTTCTTATGATCAATCACAGTTGCTCAAATGTACAGTATCTTTCGCATATAGTAGATACATTATAAGGAGAAAGACTGGAATTTCTGATGGTGATCCATTACCAAACAGGAAATCTTCTTTTAATGAAGTTCCAGAATTTTCTGCTCCTCCCGTATTGGAAAATCAAGTGGGAACTGCAGTTCCTCTAGAATACCGACCAATTTTACCTGGATTTGGTCTAGGTGGAACTAGAACTGATAATGTAGCGTAATAAATAAAGTATCTGAATACATTATTGGATAATTATGCCATTACCTAAGATTGTTACACCAACTTATGAGTTGGAATTGCCTTCTACTGGTCAGACAATTAAGTATAGACCTTTCCTAGTCAAAGAAGAAAAAGTTCTTGTAATGGCTATGGAAACTGAGAACACAAAAGAAATTACAAACGCAGTAAAAACAGTTATTAAAAACTGTATTGAAACGAGAGGCATTAAAGTAGAAACATTGCCTACTTTTGATATTGAGTATCTTTTCTTAAACATCAGATCTAAATCTGTTGGAGAAGAAATTGATGTCAACATTATCTGCCCTGATGATGGGGAAACTGAAGTTCCTGTTACTATTAATGTTGATGACATTGAAGTAATTAAGGATGATAAGCACACTAATAGAATTAAACTTGATGATAGTGTAATGATGGAAATGAAATATCCATCTCTCGATCAATTTATTAAAAATAATTTTGATATTTCTAGCAATGCCAACATTGACCAATCTTTTGATTTGATTGCTTCTTGTATTGATAAGATTTTTACGGAAGAAGAAGTTTGGACATCATCTGATGTGTCTAAAAAAGAACTTGTTGAATTCCTTGACCAGATGAATACGAATCAGTTTAAGGACATTGAAGAATTCTTTAATACGATGCCTAAGTTGTCTCATAAGTTTAAAGTTACTAATCCAAAGACTGGTGTAGAGTCTGATGTTGTACTGGAGGGATTAGCAAGTTTTTTCGGCTAGGAATGTCTCATATGAGTCTTGAGAATTACTTGAGACTCAATTTTTCTTTGATGCAGTATCATAAATACTCATTAACAGAAATTGAAAATATGATGCCGTGGGAGAGAGACATTTATGTTATTCTTCTTAAGAATCACTTAGAGGAAGAAGAAGAGAGAATGAAACTTCAAGAAAATCAAAGAAGAGCAAATGGCGGGTAAGTCGAAGCGAAATAATGAAGACAATATACCAGAAGGTCTTGATGACCTTCTGAACGAACTTACTGGAAATAAGAATAATAAGGAAGACAATATACCAGAAGGTCTTGATGATCTTTTAAATCAAATTAAGGGAAAGAAAAGTACTGCGACTAAACCAAAAAGAAAAAGAGGAAGACCTAGAAAGAAAAAGACATCACCTCCAGGAGCACTTACAAAGTATTCTAAAACTGAAGATGTAGATTCTAGAATACTTGAGTTACTTGGACTTGAGTATACTTTTGATTTGGATTATGATGACTATGCAAACTTATTGAAAGAAAAACTTATAGAAGTTAGTAGAGGTACTGAGGAAACTTCTACTGAAGACGCTATGCTTCTTCGTGAAGAACTGAAGAAGGCAAGAGGAAATAAAGGAAAAGGTACTTTTAAGGTAAAGAAAAAAATAAGTAAGGATAGTTTTACCAATTTTAATGTTGGTGGACCAAAGAAAGATACTGCTCAGACAAGAAAACCTGCTTATGCTCTTCTTAAAGGAAAAGAGATTTCTGAGAAGTCGCAGAGAGTTGATGATTTAAAAGATGAGAAAAAAGAAAGAAAGCAAAGTGATAATCAAATACTAAAGAGTATAAGTAAATCACTTGATAGAATTATTGGTATTTTATCTAAGCAACTGAAGTTTGATAAAGACCAAGTAGAGAAGCAAAGAAAACTTGAAGAGAGAGGGAAGAGAAAAGATAAAGAAAATAAAAGAGAGAGTGCTTTCTCCAAAGGAATTAAATCATTAGCAAAAGTTGCTGGTAAGATCTTTTCTCCACTACAAGATTTTTTTGGAAAAATTATTAGATTTTTTACAGTTATCTTTTTAGGAAAAGTTTTTCAAAAGTTTCTTAAATGGTTTACTGACCCCAAAAATGAAAGTAAAATAAAAACAATAGGTCGTTTACTTAAAACATTTTG